CCGGGTTTGAAGGGTGAAACTATTTCCGGCGCCGGCGCCTGGTAGCGCGCCTGGCGGCCGGTGGAACAGCTGGCGCGCCGGGTTTCCACCAGGCGGCCAGGCGGGCCAGCATTAACAGCATCATGCGGCGGCCTTTCCGATATCGCCGACCACATGATGTCGCAACAGGGAACCAGGCGGGAGCTGGCGCGCGAACTCCACTGCGGCGGCCGCGTCATCAGGCCGGCCGGTCGCGCTGGTGCTATTCCACTGCATACGCACGGGCCCGCCGGCGCCGTAGCATCCACCGGGCTCATCCGCTCCGACCAGGCGGGCACCGGAGCCATGCGCCACAAACACGATCACATAGTCGCGGTCGGCCCTGGCGCACAAAGGCCGCCCAGCGCCGCACCTGGCACAGTCGAAATCCTCCGATAGCTGAGCTGGGCACTGCACAAAATCGACCCCTTGCACGCGGTAAGGCCAAACAGTACCGGCCGGCGCGGCCACTGTTGCGGGCCGGCCAGCTCGCACGGCCGCCAACGCCTGGTCGATTGAATCGCAACTAGCGTTTATCACGGTTTCACCTGGCGCCGGTACTGGCAGCAGCTCGGCCGGAAAATGCGAGTACGTCCAGGCCTGACCATCACGCGGAACTGCCCGGCGCAGTGCGGTCAGGTAGTCCAGGTCGATTAGGTCGGCCGCATGGTCGCCAGCTGGGTTCAATGCACAGCTCTTCGGGCAGGTGCCGAAGGGACTATGTGCGCCGGCGCGGTAAGTTACCGCTATCGGGCCGGTTTTGCTGTTGCTGCTAGTGCGAACGGTTTTCAGCATGATGCGCCCCCACTGGTTTCGGCCAGGCGGGCCTGTAACAGGTCGGCCAGGCGCACTGCGTTGGCGGCCAGGTGCGCTAGGTCGATACGGGCAGCTTCCGGGTTAGCGGCCAGGCCGGCCAGGATATGCGTGGCGGCGTACTCGCGCCGGCTCATGTAGCTAAACATGGCGGCCGCATCGGTCGGTTCCGCTGGGGTAGGTACGGGTTCAATTGTCATCTCAGGCCTTTCTAACTTTCTGCGCCGGCACTGCGCCGGCGGGCTCGATTGTGTCTCAGGTGCTGCAATTACTGCAAGCCCTTCACACATGAAAAAACCCGGCACGCGGCCGGGTTCGGGAGCTGGCGCAGCTGGCGCCGGGTTAGCGCATGGCGACCAGGCCAGGGACTGGCGCGCGCCTGAGTCGCTGCGTCAGCTGGCGCCGGTGCAGCTCTGTGGCCGCGTCGTTCACCTGGTCTAGATATTTGCACTCGGCCGCGTGGTCAACCTGGCGCATGGCACGGGCCGCCTCTGCAGCGTCGCGCATGATATAGCGCAGCTCCGCATCGGTTTTGTGTTTGTAGTTGTTCATTCGGCCAGCTCCAGGATATCGCCGGCCGTGGTTTCCAGCTCCACCCGTTCGGCCGTCCAGGGAATCGACCTGGCATACGCGGTCGCGCCGGTTACCGCGTCCCAAAGGGTTTCAATCGGCCGGCCTTCATCCATTACATGGGCGTGTTCGATACGCTGCGCAACACGCGGCCCAAACCGTTTGGCCAGGAATTCTCCGACCTTATCGATTTTCGACCGCTGCGCAGTGGCCAGCACCTGGCCAACATTCCCGGCCGAGCTGTTAGCGTAGGCCAGCAGGGCCGGCGCGGCCTCTTCGAGGAATCGATCAGGCGCGCTGGCAGTGTGACGGATGCGGATTTCCTCCAGCTCATGCGCGCCCCAAACGATACGGTTCGCACAGACAAAATCGAACAGGAAGGTTTTTACATACAAGGTGCCGCCGCCGGTTTCACTGTTGGACACAAAGAACCCGCGCGCCAGGGTGCCGGCCTGGCCGTTGCGCCTGTTTGGCAGTTCGATGCGGTTTTGCTCATCGGCCAGGAAAATAAACATATCCCGGTCGCCGGCATACAGTGTGGTGTTTTGTTTGTCCACCTCGACCTGGCGGCCAAACACGCCAGGCACGCGGAAGTCACCAGTGCGGCCGTCTCCGAAGCGATCCATCAGGGCATGGACAACATCGATGTTCCAGATGCGGCCATAGCGCGGGCCGGTCATAGCGCGCATGGTCGATTCCCCATTACGGGTCAGCAGCACGCCTACATCCTGCGCGTCCCGCTCGACCTGGAACCCATAGTTGAGGCAGTCGGCCGCCAGCGGCGCCGGAAGGTCGCGAAGGTAGCCGGCCGGTGCGCCCACCAGGTTGGCAGCCTGGCCAAAGGCCCAGTGGCTGGGCGCATATCCGTTTCCGTTCGGGCCTTCGATCAAGATGCCCTGGTTATCGTCGGTCGGCACGGCGCGCAGCTGACGCGAGCTAACCACGGCCGCGCGACTGATGGCGCGCTGGGCCTGCAGCATGGCGGCCATTTCCGGCAGCGAAGTGAAGCGCTCTTCTTCGGGACGGGTTGCCCACTGACGGCTGGCTTGCATGAGGGTTGACATAGCTTTCTACCTTTCTGAAGTTGAAGTGCCCGGCAGCCCTCCGGCCGCCGGTGCAGCGATTGTGTCTGACTTATTTTGGAATTGCAACAGGTTCCGCAGCTGACGCCTGATGCGGAACAAACACGCGCAGCCCATCGATGGCCAGGCCCGCGAACGCACCGGCCCGGTCGGCCACTGGCACCATGCCGCCATAGCTCTCCGGGTACATCAGCTCGAACGCGGCCGTGTGCGCACTGTCATAGTCCGGGAACACCAGGCCGCCGGCATCTTTTGCTTTCTGCAGTTGCTTTGGGTTATCCACCCAGCGCAGCTCCAGGCCGCCGATAAATTGAGGGTTATTTGCATACCCCCAGCCCGAGTGTTGCACCAGGACATATTGACCAAGCTTTCTCATGCTTTTACCTCCACCTGTTGCGCAGCTTCCTCCGCATACCCCCGGAACAGGCCTTCAAAAGCCCGCAGCAGTTTCATGCGGTTGCGCGCATCAGCTGCGAAGAACGCCCGGGCCAGCGAAGACGCAAACCCTCCACCGACCTGGAGCATCAGGTGCGCACCATGCACGGTGTAGTTGCTGTTGATGATGCCCGAGCTGGCCAGCGCATCCTCGCGCACCCAGGCCGCGTCCAGCACGCTGGGAAAGTACTCCGACCCCTGCACATAAATGCGGCCGGTGCTGCTGGGTTTATGCGGCGGCCGACCGCCGGTTACCTGGTAATGTTCGTTGCGGCTGGTGCGGCGCATATCGCCCAGCTGCACCGGCCAGCCTGTGGCCTGGTCGATCAAAATCCATCCGTCTTCTTTGATTCCGTTCATTGCATTCCCCTCAGTCAAAACGAAGGCTAACGCTGGCATTGTTCAGCAGCCGGCGCATCCGTTCTTCCAGGTAGCCGGAGTTCTTAAGCTCTTCGGCCAGCTCTTCAGTGTCGAGTTCTTCCGTGACCTTTTCCACAATGTTATCGACATCAAGCTCGTCCAGCACCTTATCGGCCAGGTCGGAGATGTCCAGCTCGCCGGCCACTGCCTCGGCCAGGCTGGAGGTATCCAGCTGCTCGGCCACTGCCTCCGCATCGACCTTGCGCGCCAGCTTTTCATAGTCCAGCTGCTCGGCCACTGCGTCCGTATCGACCAGCACGGCCATCTTGCGTGCAAACTCGTCAGACATCACGATATCCTGCACGGCAATGTGAATGCGGTCGCCTAGTTGCGTATCGCGCAACAGTGCGTCCAGGTTGGGAGTCTGCTGGTCGGCCAGCTGCTGCACCAATGCAAAGTCCTGCACCTGGCCAGCGGCCAAGCTCTCAACTCGCAGGGCCAGCTCATTGATGCGTTGCTGCAGAGGGCGCACCACTGTCTCTTCTACTGCGTCGGCCAAGGCCTTCGCAACAACTGCGCTCATGTCGATCATTTGCTTTCTCACTTTCTGTGTTGGGCGCCTAGACCATCCGGGCGCCTGGTCGCGATTGTGGCCTGGCTGGCCAGGCAGTGTCAACAGCTCTCGGCCGGCAGCTCCGACTCCACAAACATCACCCGCTCGTTAGTGCAGTAAGCCTCACCGGCATACCACTCCGGGCCCCAGGGATACGCATCCGGTGCAACCTCCACCAGGTGCTGTGCGTGCCCAGGACTGTCGGCCAGCACGATAGCTTCTTTGTAGCCGGTCTTTGTCAGCTCGAACTGAATGGTGACGCGATATCTGTTCATGCTGCCTCCAAATCGTCGTTGCTAACAAACACCCAGGCCTGAACCCAGGTACCAGTGGCGCCTTCGGACACTTGCGGCTCAGCATCGAATTCAATCGTGTCCGATCCATACAACCCGCGTGCGGCCTGGACGGCCGGGTGCGCAGTGTCGCCGACCTCTTCGGTGGCAGTGAAGGTGACGCTACCGCGATAGGCCTGGGGAATCACATAGGCATCAGCGCCCGCCATCAGGGCCGCCTCGCCCGCCTCTTGCGCGCTCTCAAGCGAAGCAAAAGTGCGGATCGAGGTGACCGACTGGAAAACCATTGAGGTGTCATCGGTGCCCGCGTCACCAATGATTAATGTGTAGTTCATTGTGTCTTTCTCGCTTTCTAGGTTGATTGGCCCACTCACCCCAACCCGTTGAGGAACAAGTGGAGTAGCCAGTATAGGAACAAATTCCTGATGGTGCAAGCCAGCTTTGCTTTCTGCGGCTGGGGAGGATGCGGTGGGGGTCTAAGAGTTGATAGCCTAGTCCTCCTGCGGCTCATCAAGCGGGCCTTGCGCAATCTCAAAGAACACCCGCTCGACCTCTGCCAGCGTCCAGTCGTGGCCTTTCATCAAATGCCGCATGACATCCGCGCCGCTGAGGTTTTTGCCATCGTAGATAAACGCCAGCTCCTGCACCGACTGTGCCTTCGTTGGCACCGAGTTGGCCAGGAAGGCCTTGCGAGCTTCGTCTGACTCCGTCACCCATAGCTGGCCATACGGGGTGTGGTACCCGCCCAGCTGAATGCGCGCGTCCTCCGGACTGATGCCCTGTGCGGCCGCGACCTCCTGCACCTGGTCTTCCGCGCCAGGGTTGCGCTTGATCACCCACAGCATCCCCTCCGGGAAGACATCCTTGGACTGAATGCCGTACTTCGTGCGCCGGTCATGCACAGAGTTCTTCAACGGCTTCGTTAGCCGCATGAGCTTGAGGTACTTTTCCATTTCTCGCTTTCTAGGTTGGTGCCAGGACTGCCCTGGCACCGCAAGTCTATCCAGGTTCAATCGACCGCGTCAAGCATATGCAGCCGCACCAGCTCCCACGGGATCTGCGTCCAGGGCCATGCTGCCAACGGAACAGTGTCAATGCCCCGCATGGACAGCTCTACTGCCTGTTCGCCGGCATACAGGCGCAGCTCAGAGTGGCTGGTGCGAGTCGCCCCTGGCGGGAAGTACTGCACCAGGATGTAGGTCGGGCAGTTCATGTCGGCGTGCTTGGCATGAAAGCTCACCTGGTGCGGCGACAGAGCGACCTTGCGCCCGCGTCGCACTACCTTCAGCTCCACCATCACAAACTCGCCCGGCACCTTGAACGCTACCAGGCAGTCCGGGATGCCCAGGTTCACACGGGATTCAATCCGGGTAATGTGGCAGGCTGGCAGGTTTTCCTTCAATCTCTGATAAAGCCCGCTTTCTGGCTTCGATGGCATCTTCGCCCTCCTTAATTGCCTGGCGAGTTATATCCCGCAGCTGCCTGCCTTCTTCCGACCAAGGATCTTCCGCATAGTCACGGGTTTTCTTCGGCGCCGGTAATTCCGGTTTCACATCCGCTGCCTGCTCAATTTCCTTCGGCGTTACATCAATAACCCTACCTGGGTCGCCATACAGACGCTTTATTTCCTCCAGCTTGCGCATGACTTCTTCCTTACTCATGGAATCAATCGTGCCGTGCCGGATTTCCTTGCGGTCAATATAAATCGTGCCCAGTGCCTGGCCGCGGCGATATTCAGCCTGGACGGCAGCACCATATGCCCCGGCCTGCAGCGCCAGGTCACGGATATTCTGCAGATCCCGCATATGCCGTTCCATGGTCGTGCCAAACCGCTCGGCCATATCCTTGCGCAGCTCCTGGATCGCGGCAACGACATGGGGATTCTTTTCCGGGTTGGTCAGCAACCTGGCCGACTCCTTCGCCGTCTTGGCAGGCCAGCCCGCCCGGATGGCCGCCTCGGCCATGGTCACCTGGCCATCGCCCATGACCAGCTCTTGAACGAACTTCCACTGCTTGGGCGTCAGCACCCTCTTCTTGGTGACTGTGACGGGAGTACGCAGCTTG